TAAACATTTATCCTCGTGGGTCTTTAGAACTACATTACGAGTACCAACAACATAATCCCAGTCCTGTTCTTTAAACACTGGAACAACCTTGTTTACCAACCGCTTCCACTTCGGAAGTTCTACCTCAACAAGCGTGTAAGCCATCCGAGCACTTGTCCCATGCACTTTTGCATGGAAAGAGAGTAACGCACCTTCAGGGATGTTCTGTGCATAGTGCTTAAACTGTTCGCTGTCAACGTGCTTCTCGAAGAACGGGGCATAGTTTTTCTTAGCAGCTTTAACGGAAGAGTTGCCCTTAGCCATCTTCGCTGCCTCTGAAACATATTTCTGACAAATAACTTTTCCGTTCACCTCGTCAAAGGTTGTTCCTACGGTATAATCAGACACCCCACCAACATAGTCAAGACAGGAAAGGTCTGCGAAAAACCCCTCAGATTTCACTTTAAGGAAGGGTTGTGCTCGTACTCGACGGGTGTTCTCAAAGAACCCTTTCTTGGTTTTGTCGGTGTTTTTCTCACTGTCACGGAAGAGGTTGTTACGGTGGCAGAACTCTTCGGAGAGTTGAAGGTCAACTGGAAAAAGTACACCAACAAACCCAACACCCCAATCTTTGCTTACAACAACACTCTCACCCAACACCTTAGCCAAGTGAATCTTGTCGGCTCCGGGGATTTCAATAACTTCTGTAATTTTTGCGATAATAGCTTTGTGCATCTTTATTTCCTCCTAGCGTTAACTTTCAAAGAGTATAGACAAGAAAAGGGAGGTTGTCAACACCTTCCGATGAAAACAACTCTCCCTTTTGTCTATACAGTTTTACCAAGAATCTGCTTGGTAACAGGGTAGCTGTTATTAACAAACCTCACCCACTCTTTGCTTGTCACAATATCCCAACCTTGTTCCCCATTTATAGGACGAAGGTCAACCTTATCAACCAATTTAGCTCCACGAGCTTTACGAACATAGTATGTAGGCAGAGTGAATACTTTACCACCCACTTCCAAAGTCTGTTCATTACCAACATTATTTACTCGTTCTGACTTCAGACCATTGTGTAGCAACACCATGCTGTGCCAACTGATCCGAAGGTGTTTCTTCAACGTACTCCGCTGAGCCTCGAACACCACCCCGTATTTAGTGATGTGTTCAACATACCCCAAAGCCCCAGCAAACTCCAACAAGGAAATAGTTTGAAGTGCTTTACTATCTTTTGCTTTAATTTCTGTCATTCAATTCTCCTCATACTTAGCTTTTAACCGAGCAAGCTCTTTGAGTTCACGCCCCTCTTGTTTCTTTTCTTTCTTTAAACGAGTCTCATATTCTTCGTCAGTCTCCAACCTCTCTGCGACGTACCAAACTCCTACATCTACATGGATGATTGTTTTGTCATCAGGAAGCTGTTCATATAGATCATTTACTTTCTCGACAACTTTTTGCTTAAAACTCGACTTTACTAAATCTTCGTACACGTCAATACATTTGTTGTATTTAATCAACTTCTTACTCACTCATGTCCTCCTCCATTCTAACCCCTAGAAAAACTGGATGACGGGGCTTATCTACAACACCAGATTGGAAATACTTAAACTTAGCCAGTTTACCAATATACTTCTCACGATTGTCCCAAATCTCTTTACGCAGAGCGTCATCATACCCCGTCCCAATACGAAACTCACCCCACTTCTCTGAATATACTACCAAAGCTCCTAACGTGTTGCAAGGAATCATATTCTCTTGGTGACTACTCCGCTTGGTCTGACCAAGTTCACCCACAGTGGCCTCATTGGCGTTGTGCATTCGCTCATCAAAGCCAATCACTTTAGCTTCTTCGTCTGTAAAGCGTTTCACTTTGAGAAGATAACCCTCTTTAAGAGTGGAACGACCTTGTTTGTATGGGCCTGTAGGCAGTCGCAGCATAACACCTTCTGCACCAAGAGACAAGAACTCCTCTTCCAATGCCGTAACTTCTTCATCGGAGGTTGCATAAGTTGACCACAAGCGAAACACTCCGTTGCTCAAGTCTTCTTTAATATCATCCAAACGTACACTGAAGGGTTTATCAGAAACAGTGTCAAAAACGTAGTAATACACAAGAGCAGGATCAAACCCTTCCGGTAGTTCGTGGCTCATACAAGCCCGTGTACTCTTGTTGAACACATCCTTAGCATTCTTGTTTCCGTAGATGATTTCACCATCATACCCTTCGTATTCAGGCTTACCAAACTTCTCTTGCACAGCTTTAGATGGAATTGCTTTCATGCTACGGGACATTGCAACCCCGTCCTTAACGACCATCCTAATTCCGTCAAGTTTCTCTGAAAGTATAACAGGGTACTTCACTTTCGTGAGATCATCACACGCTACAGCTAACATAGGCTTAAATGGTTTCATCAATCCTCCCCAAGTTTATAAACAACCACTCCGTTCTCTTTCAAGTATTTCAACCCATCATCAAGACGGTAGTCTTCCTTGTAGATGAATTTTACAATACCAGCATCCACAATGTCAATAGCACAGAAATAGCAGCAGGACGTGTTGCAGAACATTGTTGCTCCTACAGCACTCTCGTTTGAACGAATCAGCCCCATTAGTGCACTCTTTTCTGCATGGCGTGTCTCAGGTCTTGTATTCCCATCTTCATCTTCAAGAGAACCATCTAGTCCTCGCGGCAGTGCATTGTACCCTGTACTGATAATGTTGTTGTCCTTAATAACCACAGCACCAACCTTGCGTCTTACACCGTTGGAAGCCCTAGCAAGACACTCTGCTATCTCCATATACATCTTGATGTGTTTAGGTTTCATTTCAACCCCTTCAACCGTGGAGCGAAGCACTTTCTGGTATTCGAGGCTCGTACATTTATTTCACCACTCTCACTTTTTGATTTAGTCTTTACATTCTTGATAGCTCGTATGACATACTTCCCTTTCACTCCACTCCACTCATCACACAACTCTTGTGCTTTAGCCCTGTCTCGTGTCTTCAGAAAAATCACATCCCCCGTAGCTGGTAGAAAGTAATAAGCCGATGGTGGTATGAAGTCATCATCTGTCAAACAAGACATTGGGAATATCAAATACTGATCGTCGTTACTCAAAATTCACCCCCCATCTTTCAAAGATTTAAGAATATGACAGATAACATCGACAGTCCAACCATTTCCTAACACCGCACATGCTTGATTATAACTTAGACAGGCTGTGTATCCGACAGGTACTGTCTGAGCCAACTCCAATTCTTTTTGCGTCATAAACCTACAAAAATCTTCATACTCAATCAAACCGCTATTAGGCGATCTGTCTTGTTTTGTTGTAAGACAGTATACCTTATCGGAGTGTGTCACATTAGCACAACTCCGGGAGCTATTACCCTCGCCCCCTCCCGCCCACATCCTAATCCTCGAAGGGGTTTTATTGAGCTTATATTTAGAATAATCTCCTCCAACTTCTTTATGGGATTGAAATGAAATGTTTAAGGGTTGCCAATCCGGAATCTGTAAGTTTGTCCAATAGTACCTAGCTCGTTTTTGGAAAGAAAAGTCTTCAGAATTGATGTACCTGCCTACTACACCCAAGTAACCATCTAACATCTCTTTATTTTCCTTCTTCATCTTGACGTTTTCGAGAAGCCATTTGACATCCTTATTATAAGTTTTAATCTCCCGTAAGATTCTAAGATAGTGGTAAAATACCCCCGACTTATCGCCTTGCAATCCTTGGGGTGTTTCACCATGAGTCCCGAACGCTCTTAATGTGCTAAAATCTTGACACGGACTCTCACCAATCAGCAAGTCAATCTCTGTCTCAAACTCACCAAACTCCGTGTAAAGCACCCCCCCACTATAAGAGATTTTCGTCACATCTCCAACGTGAGTAATATCGTCCCAGTTTGCCTTACTGCACTTGATAGCGTTTTTGTCAATCTCGGACGCATAGTAGTTATTAACCTCAAGCCCTAGACGGTCTAGGGCAATACGTCCACAACTCATCCCATCAAATAAACTCAATACTTTCAATCGCTCTCTCCTTCTTCAGCTACACGGAACACTACTTCCCCTAACTCAGCCTCAGCTTGATGCGAGGACAAGGCGAGAATATCAGACAAATCTTCTTGGTATTCAAAATGTTCCTCATCCCACATCAACATCACCTCGCTTTGATTTAATCTGTCGTTCCATCTGTTCTGCGTACACAACTAAGGCTAGTTTTGAGAGTAAGTTGTCTGGGTAGAATCGAACACTCTCAATCAAGTCACAATATACATCCATTGAGCTTTTGAACCCACAATCTATTTTATGATCTCCCGTAGTTGCGTTTTCACCACACTCAGGGCAAGCAATGTCTTCGATAAGCATTTGAGTCTCCTCTGTTTGTTGATAGGGAGATTTTACTCTCCCTCTACACTCTTGTCAACAACTTCTTTAGAATCAACAGCTTCTTTAGAAGCGACTTTCTTCTTACGGGGTTGTTTTACAGGCTTTGGTTTCTCTACCAAATCGTATTTCTTGAGAATATTCCCTAGAGCCTTCTCCACACCCTCAGCTACATTCTGCTCGATAACTGCCATCAAGTCAAGAGATTCGTCTTCTTCTTCGAGAGATTGGCATTCTGGACAATCGCAATTCTCTTTCAAAATCTGCTGATGCTCATGGTATTTAAGTATCCGTTCTTCCAACTCTTTAGAACCAAACCAAAACTCTTTCCCGTCATTGCACTGTTGTAGTTCTTCAGGAGACAGGAGACCAGAATAGGTGGTGTTGATTTCTTCCTCCATCTGCTTGATGCCAAACTCTGTTTGAGATTTAATGTCTGGATTCTTACCAATACTTCCCCACCAACTACAATGGGCCATGAACTGAATGTGTTCACCCCACCCATGACTATCACAAGCGAGGAATATACCCGTAGCGGCACTCATACAATCGTACTCAATGAACCCTTTAACACTACCTTGGCACTCACGAATAGCATTGACAATCATACGTTCTGATGATACCAAACCGCCTCTAGAGTTGATCCTAAGAATAACTTCATCTTGTGGTCCACAAGAACGCAGGATATTACAAAGTTCTACATAGTGTTCAGGTTCCTCGATTGGCCCTGTGAGGTAGCAGGTGTACTGAACACCCCTAACTTCCTGAGTGAATACTTTACTCTGTTGTAGCATCGGCATAATCTTCATTTCTTCTTGTTCACTCATTACCAACCCCCTTCTTGTTCAAATACGTTAGCCAAGTGACCACTAATACCGCTTCGACAGTTATCAGCAGGTGTGAATTTAATCACCATAGCATCTGGGTGCGGGTGAATTGCCAAAGCTCGTTCTAACACCTGTAGTCCATTATCACCTTTCAATGCACTCTGGCGAATATCACCTGCACAAATAAGTTGACAACCCTCTTCGGCTCGTGTAACGAGTGCTTTGATTTGAGAACTTGTTGCATTCTGAAGCTCATCAGCCAAAATAATGGTTTTGCTATTAAATGACAGCCCCTGTATCTTCTCGATTGGGACGATAGAGATTCCAGACGCTTCTTGAAATAGTCCATCAAGAACTTCCATTCGGAAGTTATTTTTCAAAATACCAACACCAAGATACTTCTTGAACTTCATCATCATGCTCATACAGTAAGGGAGCAGTTTGAGTGTATCGTTCCCCGTAACAGCCCCGTAGTCATTACCTAATTGTTGGTGGGGTCGGCAAATAATGATGTTGTCAATAACACCCTCCAACCAGAGCTTGCTTGCCCACCAACACATGATTTCCGACTTACCGCTGCCCGCACTGCCGGACAAAACCACTAGCTGTTTTTCTGTGAAGGCTTTTAGAGCCTGTCGCTGAGGGTCGTTCTTTGCTTGCAGTGGGATTACTTTGCGATTCCGCTCTTCTTGAAATTTTTCCTGAACAACACGTCCTCCAGATTCAGCTTTCTTATTCCAGCGATCCTCAACCACTTTCCTGACTGTCCGCTTGTTTCCCAATTGTTACCTCCTTAGTGCAAGTGTTTCTTATTTTGTTTGTTCAAGAACATAGCTAGAGTATTCTGAACATCCTCCATACAATCTTCTGTAGCTCCGGTTACAGCATCTTCGTATCTAGCAAGCAACCCGCTATCTAAGAACCGCTCCACTTCCAACACTTCTTTCTCGGAAATACGAGAATAGAAACCATTGCAATACTTCTCATCCAATTCACTAAAGTCCATCTTCTCAAGGAAGTCGATTACTTCAGGGTGGTCTTGGTAGATGTAAAGTAAGCTATTCTTGATGATGCTCCGTCGATCAGTCATCAGTAGTCTCCCTGCTGTTTGAGAATGCTAATTAACATCTGGTTACGAGACTTGTGAAAACAATTACGGAGTCGAGCAACACGTTTAAGTTCTTCATACTCCATAGCTTCAATCTCCTCTCGTGTGTAACGGATGTTGACCTCATGGTCAGGCTTAATCACTTGAACAATCTTACTACCAATCTCACTCCAGTTCAAGGTATTTAGTTCTACTTGATAACCACTAATTACAAACTTCTGCAAAGACAAGAGAAACTTCTGTGCGTCATACTCATTCACCCATGCTTCGGGAAGAGCGTCTTCTTCTGAATATGTTGCAAACTCAACGTCTGCATCACACTCCAACCACATATCAATTTCATACAGGAATGGTTGACTATCCAAATAACTTCGCATGGGGAGAACACGATAACCGTGTTGGATATAATGTTCAACGATGCTAACCAATCGTGCAATGTTGCTTTCAGTTACTGTAATCTTCATCGTTCAATCGCCTTCCAAACAGTTTCAGTCAAATACCACACTAGCAAAAAGGGCCAGAACACAGCAAAGGTAAAGATCAGTGTCTTATACGCCCAATCAGGGGCATCTGGTGGACAGGGATCATTCTTCCATTCTTTCATAGTACCAATCTGCGTAACAATACCACCAACGATGTAAACCACTAACAAAACAATAAGCCAAATACTCATTCTTCCTCCTTTTCTTTATCTGCTAATCCCAACTCAGGAAAACGTCTACCTTCTCTTAGTCGCTTCTCAATCACTTCTACATCCTCCCCTGTCGATAGGGCTGTAGAACTTGCTACAGAACGCCTAATTCGATCTTCCAAGGAAGATACTTCCTTAACACTGGTTACATAGTAAATATCAGTTTCTTCACAATATACAAAAGAAATTCTAACATTTTCATCCTCTGTTGTAAAGCACTTCACAGTCTTACCATTCAATTCAGACCAATCAAATGTCTGAATGTCACCCCACTCTTCTTCGTTCATATCAATTCCTCCACTGCTTTCTCAATTGGTGTTTGTTTGATGTAGGATTGCAGTATCGCATCTGCTTCCTGTCGTGTCAACTCTTTCTTCCTAGATTCTTTCTTAACCAAGCTACTGTATTCTGCAAAGTTCATTTCTTCCTCTCCGTGTTGACAGATGTTTTAATTGATCTCCTTTTCCGATAAAGCCATCTTTACTCGTTCAGAGCCTGCCTTGAAGTAATGGGGGTCTTTTTCAATCATTATTACCTTCCTATTAAGATTAACACAAGCAACACCTGTAGAACCACTCCCCGCAAAAGTATCAAGGACAACCGAACCCTGCTCGGTGTGATTGATAAGAAACTTCTCAAGAAGCTCTTGCGGTTTTACTGTTGGGTGCCCGTACTGCTTACTTTCTTTTGTATTCCGTTGAGATGAGTAGACCATAGACTTGCTTGAGTAGCTACCGCCAATCTTAGATTTCTTACCCTTAATATACACCCAATACTCTACATCGTTCAGGTATTTGAAATTACAGAGTGGGGCAGGATTAGACTTATGCCAAACACCTACACCATATTGGTAATTATTTTCTTCGGCAAATTGCAAGTAGTCTGCTAACTGTTTATTTGAACAAAAGAATACCCCACAGAATGACTCTTTATTCTTAAAGAGTCGTACTAGACCTTTTAGATAGCTCTTAGTATCAATACCAACTTTAAGTGATACATCCATATCCTCCATAAAAGTTCTTCCCTCTTTACCCATCATACCGCCGCCTTTAGATGTAGATAAGATATAAGGAGGGTCAGTCAGCACCATATCAACACTCCCATCTGGAATCTCCTTCATTCGCTCAAGATAGTCTCCCTGCATCAACCAAACATTTTCATCTTTGTAGTCGTTCATTAGTATAACCCTCCAATTCCTCATTCAAATTTAGCACCCATTATACCATTGGTTTTGTTAAAAGTCAAGGGTGTTGGTAAGCAGTCTTTCTTAAATAGTTCTTCAAAAGGGTTGACTTTCAAAATTCTTTGTGATAGAATGGGTATGTTGAATGAGAGAAGCAATTCATTCACTCGGAGCAGGGGAGATATGTTGCACTCACCGACCTGCTCTTAAAAGTCCATGAAGAGGAACCTGCTACGGACAAACCCGAGTAATTAGAGCTTGTTGAGGGGAAGCAGCTATACTACAGTAGTTTGTGTAGGTAAGACAAGCAATTCGTCTGTCCCACAGGACAGCCCAAGCGACGTCTCAATTAGGATGTTGAAACGGGAAGAAGTTATACCAACCTTTCATCTAGGCACAGTATTGTGTATGGTGATTGGTGGGCTATCTGTAACTTCTTCCCAGCTCAGAACTCATTAGGATATTATATAAACCTAATACACCTCATACAAACCAAGGAGAGGAGAGTGAAGATAGAGATTTGTGAACACAGATACACAACACTCCTACTACAACAAAACCAAGATAAGGTTTTTGTGTTTGGAGACAACATGGTGAGAAGAGGGTGTAAGGGTCAAGCTATCATACGGGGTTGTCCTAATTCATTTGGTATTGCTACCAAACGACTACCGAACACAACCAATGCTTCATACTTCTCTGATAGACAGGATGAGATGAGATGTGTTATAAATGACCTTCGTAGGCTGTGGTGTATTGGACAATCAAGGGTGATAGTGTTTCCTGTAGCTGGGATTGGTACAGGGCTCGCTGAAATGAGAGAAAGAAGTCCCTTGGTTTGGGAGAAGATGTGTGAAATTCTAGAAGAACATTTTGGGTTTGATAACAGGGGGGGTTATGGAATATATAGTTGAGATTTGGTGTAGTCCTCTGAGGCAAGAGGTGTATCAGCAGAATGTAATCACCTTGTCCTCAGCAGATTACTGTGCTGGTTACGATGACGATTTGAACGACTATATCAATAGTTGTGTATCAGATATGTGGCATGACTTGTTTGGTGCGGACTATTTTGGAGTTGGTGGTTTGTGGAAGGTTGTATTTGGTGTTAGAATCAGTTATGATCTGTACCATGATTGGGGGGGTATTCCAGACACAGACGTACAGATTGAGTTGGATCAAGTAATGTTGAAAACTAAGTGTTCTAGTCTGTCTGAACTCAAATATATTTGGTTGGAGTTGAATGGACGTACAGAGGAACACTATCGCAAAGTGCAACCAGAATGTTATATTAGGGGCATGTGGTGAACTCATATTCAATCCTAGATGAACGTAACCAGTGGAAGAGAGACTTTGAAAAAGGTTTCTCTCACATCTGGCTTGACGAATACAGAAAGAATAGAGATAATCCGTATTGGCGCTCTACTAAGATGATGGAGCAGCTTTGTGAATACATCCTGTATCTGGAGGAGATAGTGAATGAAAGCCAAACGAAGTAAGTGGATGGAAGGGTTGCTGTTAGCTGAGAGTTACATCAGAGATGGTTTTGCTCCCTTGTGGGTTGAACAGGAGTATTTCTCTGATGAAGAAAACGATTACAAACAGGGCATATTTGATTATCTCAGTTATTATGAAAATAATTTGAAGAATCTTGGTGAAACTCTTGACTTTTAAGATTCTATTTGATATAATGGGTAAATGAAATAGAGAAAGACTTAACACCTCCGTAGCTCAATTGGATAGAGTAATCTCCTTCTAAGAGATTGGTTGCTGGATCGTACCCAGCCGGAGGTGCCATCTTTATTTGAAAGTGTTCTGAAAGCATCTGGGATAGATGCTGGCAAAAGGTACTTGAGTGAAATACCGGTTAAATAGCTCTTGGAGAATATGCGATTGGGATAACCAGTGAGGGGCGGTTCGAGTCCGCACAGAACACTTTCAAATGTAGGTGAATTTGCTGCAATTCGAGTTAGCTGCTTGCAAGGGAAAACTCTATAAGGGGCAAACCCCACCAGAGATAAAAGATAGGATTCAGCCACTCTCAATAGACTACATTCGGCATTCAGAGGGTGTCGTTAGGTGAGCAGGCTAGGAGAGTGTACAATCTCCGCCTCAGTAGCTTTCTCTGACTAATTCCAAATAACACAGAGACATATTATGACAGAACAAGAACTATATTTTCTTGTCTCTGATTTCGATGAAGAAGATATTAGATATATCATTCTTGAAGATGAAGAGATACAGGAAGTTAAATTCCGTTGGGAATACCAACACGAAAGTATCACAGAAACAGACAGTCCTTTCAAACGTATTGTTAGCGATTATTAGTAGTCAGATATTACTAATAGTATATAAGATTTTATCATAAAGAGCTTGACAAATAGAGTTTTTTGTGATATAGTTACAAATAGATGCTGATAATTTATTCAGCATATTCTAATACACATCAAGAGCAACTTTAGTTGCCTATGACTAACCTTAGTCATTTCTCCTCCTCTCCCCCTTTTAGTCACTCACTTGATACATTCTCCTCTCCTCCTTACGTTGAGTGAGTGACCTTTCTAAATATCTTTAATTATTTCTGAGAGCTATTCAGAAAGCATAAGGAACATACTATGACAACAAAAAGAACAAGCCCTATTAAAGAGGGTAACACACTTGGTAAAGATCATAACACACAAGCCAAGAAACGTATTCGTAAATCCAAACTTCGTAAAACACTCGAACAACTTCAGTCTCTCGAACCACAATGTTTGATTAACATTGAGAAAAGTGTTAATGAGCAAGAAGTGGATAAAGAAGCCCTCAGTACAAGTAAGTGGGTGATTAACACTATCGTCACAGTTACACGAGCTGCAACAGCAGAAGAATCTGAAATCACCAAACTCCGCTGGGAAGGTGATAGGCTCGGTGAAGAGGAAGAGCAAACTGCTAAAGAGTCTGAGGAGGAAGAGACTCCTAAGACAAGATTTAGCTTGCATGTTCTTCCCAGTAAAGACGATGTAAATTAACACAAGCAGTAGCCTGTGTACCAGCTTATGCTGGGCGGTGTAAGCCGCATCTTCGCTTGCCTAGTGAAGAGGATATGCTCACACATATCCAAGTTTGTGGAGAAGGGAAGCACTTATGGCTTCTCACGCATACAGAGCAGGATAGAGTGGCTTGTATGCACTAATTAAATTGTAGGGTGGTTGACGTACAATCTGGTTGTGTTATAGTTTTGTTTTAATAGTTTGGTGAACCGTAAGTCCTCCTACAGAGTTGTCATTGACGGCTACGGAGGCGGGGCACTCCTTTACAATAGGAGTGAATATGGAAGAGTTGAGAACCACGAGTAAATTAGTGGATGAGACCGGTAATCGGTATGGGAAGCTGGTGGTTATTGAAAGGGTTGGAACAAAAATTTACCCTTCTGGTCAAAAGAAGCCAATCTGGTCTTGTTTGTGTGATTGCGGCACAATGATAGAGGTTCCTGCGCAGAGCTTGAGAGGCGGTCAATACAAGTCTTGTGGTTGCGGTAGGAAAGATTTGAAGACGGATTGGACAGGCGTCAAGCAGGGTAAGTTGACGGTTGTTTCTCGTGCCGAGGGAATTAAAGAGAGGGGTGGCCGAACTACAGTACGCTGGCTTTGTGAGTGCGAGTGTGGTGGTTCTATTATACTTAAAAGTTCCGCACTAAAGAACGGATCAACCAGTTGTGGGTGTGCATACAAACGTAGGGAAAAGCACGGGCATACTGTAAAGGCATCACCCAGCCCTACATTCACGTCATGGCACTCCATGATGCAAAGGTGCCTCAATCCAAACCACCAAGCGTATCAGTTGTATGGTGCTATTGGGACTACTGTTTGTGAGAGGTGGAGAGACTTTTCCAACTTCTTAGAGGACATGGGTGAGAGACCCGAGGGAACTACACTGAACCGCATCAACGGAGCTGAAATATATTCTCTAGAAACATGCGAGTGGGCAACTTACAGTTTACAAGCATACGACCAAAAGAAGAGGTCTACTAATAAATCAGGAGTGACTGGAGTCTGTTGGGATAAACGCCTGAGTAAATGGGAAGCATATATTAGTGTGGATAAAAAGAAAATCTCTCTTGGTTTCTTTGACGATGTACCTTCAGCCGCAGAGGCTAGAAGGTGTGCAGAATTGAAGTATTACGGCTTCACTAAACAACAGGGAGTGTATGAGCGAAATTGAATATATAGGACCGTCGAGTCCTAAACAAGAACTCATGCTCACCCAGACAGCCGATACGGCTATTTTGGGTGGCGCTATGGGGTCAGGGAAGAGCTACATTTCACTTCTCTACCCATTGAAGTTTGCAAATGACCCCCATTTCAGAGGGGTCATTTTTCGTAAAACCACAGGTGAAATTACAGCCCAAGGTGGTTTGTGGGAGAATGCTTGCGAGATTTACACCAAGATTTATGGTAACTCAGATGAGTTACGTAAACAAGGTAAGAAAGGTGGTGTGAAGATTCACATTAAAGATTTGAAGATAACATTCCCCTCTGGTGGATCAGTTAAGTTCTCTTTTTTGGAATCTTCTAAAGACCTCTTGAAGCATCAGGGGGCAGCATACACTTTTGTGTTGTTCGATAGAATTTGTCGCCTTGTACAGTAATGTACATTGAATAACTCCTTTAACTCAGGGAAACTCCTTATGGGACAATCCTGATCGAAACCCTCAAACGGGGACGAGCAACGACCAGTCGAAAGACGTACACCTAAGCAGGTGGAAACGGGGAGCATCCTACGGGATGGTGATATGGTCTGAACTTCTATGGTAACATAGAGATGCAGGTAAAGCTGCTGGCAATGTTTAGCGAACATTGTTGAACATACTGGAAGCAACACACTTTACTCGTGAAATGATCGAGTACCTTATTAAACGTATGCGGTCTGCCAGAGCAACACACCAAAAGCAAATGGTATTAACGTGTAATCCTGATCCCGATTGGGAATGTTTAGAGTGGATTAAGCCCTACCTTACAGAAGAAGGAACACCAGACCTAAGCAGAGATGGTAATCTTCGTTACTACGTTGTAGACAACGGGGAGTACGTTTGGTCAGATAGTCGTGAAGAATTAGAGTCTATATACGGTAGCGGAACAGACTCCGGTATTCGGAGTTTTACTTTTGTAAGTGCTAATTGCATGGACAATGAACCACTTATGCGAGCTGACCCAACCTACTTGTCAAATTTGAAAGCTCAACCTCATGTAGACGTTCAAAGGTATTTGTACGGAAACTGGTTTGTCAGGCCAACCGGAAGCTCTTTAGTTCGCCGTGAGTGGTTTGTTGAAATGCAAGAGGAACCTGCTTGGACAGATATTGAAAAAACTGTCAGGGCTTATGATTTTGCTTTCACACGAAAAAGTGACAGAAACCCCTCTCCTGACTACACAGTATCAGTGAAAATGAGCCGCCTAAAAGACGGTAACTACTTTATCCATGATATTCGACAAACAAGGGTTCTCCCCGGTGAGTGGATGGATTTTATCCTTGACGCTGCAATAGAAGATGGGAAGGGTGTGGATATTGTAATCCCACTTGATCCGGGTGCAGGGGCAAAGTTCTCAAACATGATTCTCGCTAAAGACTTGTCATCCTCGGGTTTCTATGTCAAGCAACTTAGGGCACAAGGTAAGAAAGCAGACCGATTCAAGCCGTTCGCCTCTATGGTGATGAACGGTGGTATGCAGATTCTTTCTAATTGTGGGGCTGATTATGAGAACGGAGTTTATAACGACCTCAACTTCTTCTACAGACAGTTAGAGGCGTTCGATGGGACTCGGCGTTCAGGTGAACGGGGTCACGATGACCTTTGTGATGCCTGCTCTGATGCTTTCGAGGCACTAGCGTCTGGTATCAAAATCCCAATGATTTCCCTCCCCTCTATGTCCAAAACAAATGAATTTCGTATTTAATTAACCGAAGGAAATGTAATGGCAGAAGAAAACCTAGATTTACAACCCGGAGAATCTGCCCCTGAAAGACTTCGGTTGAAGGAAGTGGGTTTTACTGGTCTTCGAGAGTTTAACGGTATTATTACTGAAGAGGCAAGGAAACAACTACAGTTTCCAAGGGCTAATAAAACATTCCAAGAAATGTCTCAAGATGCCACTATCGCCTCTGCACTCTCTTTGTTTGAAATGATGATCAGTAGGGCTGAATGGAGAGTTGTTCCTCCGCAAGACCCTGACGAAGATGAGCTAAAGAAAGCTAAGTTCCTAGAGCAGAATATGCACGACATGGAACATAGCTGGTTCGAGTTCATTAAAGAAGTGACAAGCATGTTCACTTACGGTTACTGTGTTAATGAGAAAGTCTTTCGTAGACGACTTAGAGCGCAAGGAAGTAAGTATAATGATGGTCTTATTGGTCTTCGTAAACTTCCTGTACGATCACAGACTACGCTGAAAGAGTGGAAGTTCTCTGATAACGGTAGAAACCTCACTGGTGTAGTTCAAGACCCCTCTTTGTTGGTTGAAGGTTATCGTCTCGTCAATGATAAGACGGGGGACATTCTACTTACTCGTAATAAATTCTTGTTGTTTAGAACAGACGTTACTAGAGACAATCCGACTGGCCGGAGTCCCTTAGCAAAAGTATTTCAAGCATGGCGATACAGAAAAGAGATTGAAGAATCCGAGGCTATCAACATCACTCGTGGATTGGGTGGGCTTCCATACTTCACTCTCCCCGCCAAGTTTATGTCCCCTGATGCAACAACAGAAGAGAAGGCTGTTTACGAGGAAGTGAAACGCATTGGTCGTAACCTTCAGAACAACGAACAGGCTTGTGTAATCTTTCCAAGTTTGTATGACGATCAAGGTAAACCTCTTTTCTCTTTTGAATTGATTGGCCCTCCTAACACTTCCCAGCATGACCCCGCCACAGCAATTGCTAGGTGGGATAATAAAATCCTACAAGCCTTGTTTGCCGACTTGCTTCAGATGGGTAATTCCAAGGGTGGCAGTTACAACCTAGCAGACAATAAATCCACCATCATGCAGATGGCTGTTGAGGCTAGACTCCGTGAAATCCAAGACGTTCTCAATTCAGACTTGGTTAGACAACTCTGGGAGTTGAATGGTTGGGATTTGAGTCGTATGCCTACGTTCGAGTTTGGGGATATTCGTGAGAATGATTTGGATGTTATTTCCAAGTATCTGCAACGTGCTGGTGCAGTTGGTTTGATCCAGAAGACTCCAAACAACTTGAACCAGATTGCTGAATGGGTGGGACTGCCTAATCGTATTCCTACTAATGCTTCTAGGGAAGAGTATGAAGATACGCTTACAGGGGCAACTTCAAGAAGTGGAGACGGAATGACCTCCGGATTAAACGGGGGCACCGGAGATTCAACAGGGGAAGCTGGTGACACATCTTCAGCAAATACAGAGAACACATAATAAGGAGTTACAATGCCGGGTAAATTATTCAGGCTTACAGAAAAAATCTATAACACTCCGCATTTGATGGCTCCAGCTTCTCTTGAGAATGCTGTTCGTTATCTCCAAGACCGTAACATGGGGTTGGTTGTAGAAGGACAAGATGTACAGTTGGCTCTCTCTGGTGGCTATAAACGCAAACCAGAAGATGTAGCTTACAACGTAGACACTGGTGTTGGGGTCGTTTCTGTTGATGGCCCCCTTACCTATGTAGAGTACCAAGGAATTTGTGGGGAACAGAACGCTTCTTATCAACAAATCAAAGAAGAGTTTGACACCATGCTTTCTATGGGTGCCAAGGTAATCGTTTTCGACGTAGATTCCCCCGGCGGGGAGGCTTACGGATGCTTCGAGACTGCACAATATATCCGCAGTAGAGCAGATGAAAACGATGTGCGACTTGTGGGATATGTAGACGGACTCGCAGCCTCTGCTGGTTACGGTCTTGTCAGTGCTATGCACGAAGTCATTCTCAACCCGATGGCTGAAGCAGGTAGTATTGGCGTTGTTGTTCAACTCATGAATACTTCTAAACGCGAGAAGAGCATGGGTATTGAACGGCAGTACGTATTCGCAGGAGATGCGAAAATCCCATTCAATGAGGATGGTGAGTTTTCAGAATCGTTCTTGGCTGACATTCAAGATAGGGTGGATTCACTTTATCAAGAGTTCATCGGCCACGTCGCAGAGATGCGAGGTATTGAGAAAGACCTCGTAAAACAAACCCAAGCCAAAGTTTTCTCGGCACAGAAAAGTGTTGAACTTGGACTTGCTGATGAAATTATGACGCGAGAGGAGTTTTTTGAATATCTCTCCGAAGTCGTTGAACAAGGTAATCACATGAACCTTAAATCCCGTCTTTTTAAGATGACCACTATCGAGGATGAATCCGTAGATATGAATAAACTAGAAGAAATGCAGGCTGAACTTGCTTCTGTATCTGCTCAGTTTGAAACCGCACAAGTTGAACTTACCAAAGTTCTTGCTCTTGTAGAAGAAAAAGAAACTGCCCTTGCTGCTGCTCTTGAGCAAGTTGCTAAGTTTGAAGCCGCTGCTGCTGAAGCCGCTGCTCAAGCAGAACAACTGAAAGCAGAGAAGCGTAAAGAAAAACTTTCAGCCGTTCTCCCTGCCGAGAAAGCTGAATCCATGTTTGCCAAACTGTCTGTCCTTGACGACGAATCTTTTGATGAAGTTGTTACTGGCTTTGCCGAAGCCAAGGCTGCTGTTGATGCAAGTGATCTAATGTCCGAAGTTGGCATTAGTGGTGAAGGTGATGCCCCTGCCCAAGAAGACGCCGGTCTATCTCTTGTAGCAGAGCTAATCGCTAAACAAAAGAAAAACAAATAACCCTAGCTAGGAGATTTACCTAATGGCAAAAATTGACACTCGCTCTACTCGCCTCGGCAACGTAGTTCAACACGAATACAAGCCTGAGTATGGCTACTGCCGTAAGATCGTTGAAGTAACCGAAGCCGCTGAAGTGACCTATGAAATTGGTCGCGTTATTGGTAATGGCCTTGATACCTACCAAGACCTCGATACTTTCGTTGGTATCTATGTTGGTAGCCCTGAAGGTGCTGACAAGCAGGTTATCCCTGCTGCTACCGCTACCAAAGTAGTTGTTCTGTACCGTGGCCCTGCTGCTGTTGGTGATGCCAACCTCGTGTTTGGTTCCACTGTAAACGATGCCACCAAACTTGCTACTGCCAAGGCTCTGATTGAAGCTGCCGGTATCGACGTTCTGGCTCAACCAGAATCCTTCGCTTAATCAATAACAATTAAAGGAAATATAGATAATGGCAACTACTAGAGACTACGGTAACGGTTTCAAACTTGTAGACTGGACTCAAGAGATTAACAATCTCGACAACCAAGCTGGCCTAATCGGTTCAATGAACCTGTACCGCACCCAAGGCATCAGCTCACTTTCTGTTGTATTTGACAAGAGCATGAACGACACCACTCTGCTGCCCCAAGTGAGCCGACGTGCTGGTGACACCACTAAGGGTAATGACCGCAAGGTTGAAACCTTCTCCCTGCCACTGGCTTACTTCAAGCACAGTGACTACATCACCCCTGAAGATATTCAGGGTTGGCGTGTACCGGGCACCCCAGATAGCGAAGAAACTCTGGCCCGTGTTCGTGTACAGAAACTGGCTGACCTGCGTGCTCAAGTGGAACAAACCCACGAGTACATGAAGCTGCAAGCTGCTAAAGGTGTTATGAAGACCCCTGACGGCGCTACCATCGCTGATGTGTTCACTGAGTTCGGTGTAGTTCAGAAAGTTATCGACTTTAACCTTGGTGTCAACACCACCAACGTTACCAGCAAGATCAGTGAACTGAAGCGTTACCTGCAAACCAACCTGAAGACTGGCGGTGTTATCCGTGGTATTAACGTGGTTGTTGATGGCAGCTTCTTCGACAAGCTAATCACTCACCCTGAAGTGAAGCAAGCCTATCTGTACTACGCTGCTCAGATGAACCCCAACCGTGACTCTACCAACCAGTTCATGTCTTGGGGTAGCGTAGATCAGTTCACCTTCAAGGGTGTGAACTTTATGACCTACGACCACGTTTTCAAGCTGCCTAACGGCACCACCGAAGCCGCTGTTGCCACCGACACTGGTCACGTTATTCCAGTTGTGAACGATCTGTTCCGTGGCTACTACGGCCCAAGCAACAAGCTGTCTGGCGCTAACAGCGTTGGTCGTGAAATGTTCGCTTACGAGTTCACTGACCCGAAAGATGAGTTCCACGAAATGCAGGTTGAGACTTCTCCCCTGTACTTCGCTACTCAACCACAGGTATTGGTCCGTTTGACCTCAAGCACCTAATAGCTATGTTCGGGGAACGGAATCTTCTGTTCCCCTTTCATTTCTCAATCTTTAATAAGAGGAAATAAATATGGCTATTGATAAGCTATCTATCGGTGAAGTAAACAGTGGCCCGTTTCTGGCTATTGACTCCCTGATTGAACGTCTTAATGTTGGTGCTGCTGGTGGTGATCAAGTTGCTAATGTTGCGACCATTGCCGACACCAGCACAGCTACTGCTACTGCTGTTGGTGATAAAGTGAATGAACTTATTGCTGCTTTGATTACAGCCGGTGTAATGGCTGCAAGTTGATTTCAGGGAAGAGGGGCGAAAGCTCCTCTCCTTTACATTTAAGGAGAGATTATGCCTCTTACCCAAATTGAAGCTGTCCGACTTGCCGTAGGTGATTTCGGACAGCCAGAGATTCTTACTGACTCAGATTATCAATACTTCCTAGACAAGTATGATGGTGGTGAGCGCAGGGC